ACCCTGCGGAAGCAAGGAAGTAATAACTGCGGGCCATCTCGTCTGGCCCCTGAGCGGACACCTTGGAAAGTGCAAGGGCTTGCTCCCGCATGCGCTGTGCCTGGTCGGCCGTGACCTTCATGATCGATGTCGACTCGGTCATTGCTTGGTCGAACTTGGCAAACTCACGCACAGCCATCCCGCCCAAGATGGCAAGGGGAGCGGTGACGTACATGGACATCGTCGTGCCAAATGCCTTCAAGCGAGCCTGGGCACCCGCGAGCATCTTTTGATATCCGCTCGCGTCGCCCAACAACTTGACTATCAGAACCCCTGCTGTTTGAGAATTGGGCATGAGTCAACTCTTTCGTTTACATCCAGTTATACCAAACCACTTTGCTTGAGCCATCTTCGATACGACATCTTTGTCATGAACGATTGGCTTATCACTCCTGTGCTTGAAACTCACATGCAAATCGTGCATCTGCACATTCTTCTTGTTCTTGACCCAAGACCGGCGAACCTCAGCTGCTACCTGTTGCAGATACCAAACGATCAATGACTTCTCATCCCAATGATCTTGGATCCAATACAACCAGGCATTCTTTTCCCTCTCAGTATGCTTTTCCATGCATTCTCGCAGGGGCATGTGCAGATGAGAAGCTAAGCGGAACCAACCATCGTTCCGCTCAGCAAGTTTTTTGATGTCTCCTCAACTCCCTCTGCCAACATGCCACTGATCTCCTTCAACTCTTCAATAAGTGTTTCGCAAATCCGATTAGGCCACGAACGAATTTCACATTCTGGCACCAAGGTATTCGCGGGCATGTTAAACAAGCACAAGGACAGCAAGAAGAAGTCTACATCAGCTAGCCCATCCATCCTGATAGGCTTTCCATCGGGACCCAGCGTGCTGCATGCTAGCATCGCGTTGCGGTACTTGGCTGAGGCGTCTCCGCTGGCTTCTCGAAGTTCATACAGCTGGCCAGAGATAGTCACGGGAACCGTGATCAATGAGATAGAATCAAAGTCCAATTTGCGCTTAGCATTCATCATTCGCTCCAATCCCCTCGCAAACAAAGAAGCACTGGGCGGTCAGAGGGGCGGTTAGTCCGCCCAGTGCTTTGCTGCCACTCCCCCGATGGAGCTGCAGGATCAGGTAGCGCTTGACGCGGCCGTGAACACCGGAGCAGTTTCTACCCCTGTAAGTGCGTCCTTGTTCGTGCAGATGATGGTGATATCTGCTTCCGGCATGTTGCCCTCGGCATTCTCTCCGGGAGTGAAGGACTTCAAGTATCCGCAGAAGTCCAACGTGTCCCCGTTGGGGAACAAGCACGTGATCCAACCCTCCACGTTGACCAACGCCACGATCTGACTATAAACGTTCGGATCGTACGCGGCAGTCACAGATGCATCCGTCAAGGACTTCAGCGAGCGAGCCGCCATGGTTCGCCACGTGGTGTTGTGCATCGTCGATGTTTCAATGGCATCCCCGCCATCGATGCCAGGAGGCGTTACTGTTCGTTCCCAAAACGAAACATCGGGATCGGCAGCAAATGTGAGCTTAGTAGAAAATCCATCGTCCAGTCGAATTCCAACTGGGGTAACTCGGGCAGTCGTAGTCATATGTAACTCCTTCTATTGATTAATCTGCAGTTCCAGTTTCATCAGTCATACACAAACTTGCGGTGGCGTTGACTGAGTACAGTCTTCGACGGGTGGAACCGATTTCCAACCCAATCGTAAAAACACCTGACGTCCGTGTTACAGCTTGAACGCTGTACGTGTTGCCTTCCAACAACACTACTTCCTGGTAGACATCCTTATCAAATGCTATGGCTATATCCTGTGCCTTGATGTATCCGTTGACAAGATTATCACAGCGAACAAGCACTTGGAATCCGGGGTGCTCACAGCGTTGCCCGACAACCATGTCTCGGCCATACTGCATGGGCTCCGTGTCGATCACGCAGATTGCGTTGTCTGGCGTATCCGGTAAAGTCCCATAATAGACAGGCCATAATCCTGTCGTGTTGCCTGAGGAAGACAAGGATGTGCCGTGCGCCAGGTCTATCAACAACTTCTGAATGATCTTGCCAGGAGGATGGTTCAACGCTCCAGTCATTTCTTCTTGTCTCGCTTCTGCTGTGCCTTGAGCGTTGCGATGGATGCCCGCTTCATGGATCCAGCCACGGCTGCTGCAGCCCCGCGTTCGGTGGACGTGAAGGCGCTTGCCCTGAGTGCTCCCGTGTCGATGGGCACTATCTTCATGCTCTCTCGTTGGATCCTCAAGCCTGCCACCAGCAATCCTTTCAGCAGCGAACTGGAATACTTGTATACGGTTTCCACGATCGCAGGAATCTCGGGTGCTAATGCTCGAAAGGGTGTCTCCAAATACTTCCAGAACTTTCCTTCCTTATGCCTGGCGGGAACCTCATGCACATAAATTGCATAGTGCTGGGTGTAACCCACGATGACCGCTCCAGTGTCCTGCACAAGCGAGCGATTCGCAAGCGCTTTCAACTTGGCGTTCAACTCGGGAATCCCAATCACTTTAGCAACCTTCATCAAATCCTACTCCCGATCACGATCTTCAGCTGTCTCTCTTCAACTGGATAAGTATCAAACTCTGTTCCGTTGTACACGTTGAAGTATCCATAAAACGTCCCAGCTACATCCACATCAGCAGCCTGGAAATCGTACTGCACATGCCCCGTTGCAAGAGTGACAACAGTGACACCAGTAGCAGTCTCAGCAACAACGACAGTACCATCCTCCGCAATCATGGTGAACTTAACAGTCAGTCCTGTCAGATTCACCCCAGCATACAACCCATCAGTTCCAAGTTGACGGAGTTGACAACCAAGAGGAGTCAAGGTGTTGCCCAATGATATCCTGTGAATTTGCATCAAGTAGACCCATCCAAACTGAATGTCTTGGGAACACCTTGCAAGGTGTATGTTTCTTTGCTGGGACCATCCACCAGAAGTCTCATTTTGGAAAGCCCTTCGATCTTGTGAAAGTGAACAACAGGAGTAAAGGGAGCAGTAAGCCCAAGATCCCTGGCAGTAAATGGTGGCCACAGATTTGTGATGACAGTCAAGGTCACGTTGCTGTACCTTGTGTTTCCGTCGTACCGTCGTTGCTGATCACCTGCGTCGTGACAGGAGTGGTTCCGTTATCGGCATAAGTGATGATGGCAGAATCAGTGCGTGTTGCTTTGCGGAAGAATCGTCGCCAAACTTGCACGAGCATCTCACGAAAGTTGCTCGCAGCTCCCGTGGGCGCCGTGGTGGCAATCGTGTCGAGTCCGTCACTCGCCAACTTGAATCCCGTCTTGTCACTCACTGTAACCGTTCCACTGTCCACGATGACATGCTGACTTGCAGCAAGTGCGATACCTGAAGCAGCGGTGATGTTGGTCGGCGTGGCATACCCAGCGGCGAGAAGTGTACGATCTGCCAATTCCGCATTCGTCGGCAAGTCCTTCACCAACGTGTTCGCCGTAATTGCCGCGTCGCAATACGTCTGCACGTCCGTCGTCGTCAGCGTGCTCGTCCCAACTCCAGGCACTACCCACACCGCTGGCAGAATGGCCGTGTCGTCCAGGATGTCTTTCAGGTACTTCCCAACGCTGCCAGTCGTCGTCACGTCGGTAATGGTGCAGCTTGCATTCACCCCTGCAATGAACAGCCCACCCGCCTCGCCAGCCGTAGCATCGGGAATGCGTGTCAGTGTTTCAGTCACCCCGGCCGTATCTTGATCGGTTCCAAACCGCTGGGTTTGTGTGAACGTGTTGGCACCGTTGTGGGCCAGGAACTCAGCGACCGTGTGCAATCCAGCACCACCAACAACCGGTGGGAAGAAGCCACGAATCGTGACGGACCCTCCCACGCACGTATCCACCAATTCCACTCGTCCAGCACCGTCGATGATGGCATTCGAGCTTGTGGTCAATCCACCCAGACGTATACCACCTTCCCAGCTCCTGTATACGCAGGTTGTGGAAGCCGCAAAGATGAACGTCGCTGCGTTTCCAGCCGATGGTGTAGTGTCTGTGCCATCGACGACGAAGTAATCTTTCGAGGTCAGGAACGTCAGCACGCCCTTGAATCGGCAACCTAAGAAGTAGGCATGATCCATGGTGGCTGTGCCGATGCCACAGTTGATGAACGTCGCATCATCTCCTGTGCTCGTTCCGCTGATGGTGTAGCAGTCGCGGAATGTGGCATGGGTGATGATCTGGTTCGCCAGGGCAATCGTCGCCACGCCGATGAACCGATAGCCTGCCACAGATGCGTTGAGTTCAATACTGGAGTTGGGCAGGAAGTGGAAACTGGTGATTCCCACAGCGGCAGATAGTGCCAGCGCGTCGGCCCATGTGAGAACCGGATTGTCTGCCGTGCCATTAACGAACGGAGTCGTGCCAGCCGTTCCATTAACCGTGTCCACCCAGATGCTGCCGTCTGAATACCCAACCGTCTGGCCGAGGTTCTGGGCTAGGACGTAGGCTTCGTCGATGGTGAGCGTGCCAGCATCGGCTTCACTGAACTGGAAGCGGATGTAGACCTTCCCGGCATCCGCACCTATTCCCGTGTGTCCAGCCAATAGCGGGATGTCGTAGAGCGTCTCGGCTGCCGAGGCAAACGTGGTGCGGACTTCCCAGCCAGGGGTCAAGAAGTTGTAGGCCGAGACAGTGATCGTGTCGTTTGTCGCTCCTGACATTGCTCGCAGCACGACCTTACTAGCAGCTCGTCCAGCACCCACATTGAAGGCGTACAGCCAGTCGATTACGTTGGCTGCGGACGCGAGGACGTGATTCGTCCCATCGTTGGCCAGGGTATTGGCGAACGTCCCCGTTGGCGTTCCAACTGGAGCTACGATAGCCGCCAACGCACCGTCCGTATTATCGTCGTAGACGGCGAAGTTCAACGCCGCCCCCGTCCCGCTCCCAATCCCTGCAATCGCCGACAGCACCGCCGCATTGATCTCGGTGGAGGCATCGGCATCCAGGGCCGCAGCGTTGATGGCGTTGTCCGCAATCGCAGCCGCCGTGATGGCGTCGTTGGCGATGCTGCCTACTAATACACCAGCCAACTGCATCTCAATCATCGTCGGGGCCGCGCCCGTCGCGCGCAACTGAATCACTACCGACGTAGCACCGGCAGCCAGTATGTTGTTTGGCAGGTTGATCTCGTAGACACCGGGTGCGTTCGTGTCGTGTAGTTTCTTGAATGCGAGCTTGTCGTCAATTGTGTCGCTGTCCCACGTTCCAAGCGTCGTGAGATCCACCATCGTGAGCGCCGTCAACGCACCACCAGCCCGCACGTAGTAGGCTGTGATGTCGGTGTAGGCCAATGCTGTTTTGCCAGCCCCAGCAGTCGATGTTGAGTCAGGCATGAATACGTGGCAGATGACACTAGTCGAGCCTGCCGGAAGTGCTAGTTTCATCCGTCAATTCCTCCTGACATGCCAGGATTTCGTAAGAGACCGCCACCACCCGCCGCCAGTGTGCCTGTCACGTTGTCTACAATCACATCATCCGCTAGATCACCTGCGACTAGATCCTCGCTGCTCGCGACGGCTGATAAAGAACCGATATTCGACGCTCGCAATGTTCCCAAAACTGGAACACCGGCGTATCCGAACGCCAACCCTAAACCCTTGGGGTAGACGTGCGTTGCAAGTGGGATCACTGGCCCGATCACTGTATTCGCCAGCGTGCCGTTCGTAATTCCGCCGAAGATCGCACACGCAGCAGTGGAGCTTTGCTGGGTGATCGTAGCCTGATGGGCACCGCTGACTGTTGTTAGCGTTCCAGCCGAACGCATAATGATGAAATTCCCGCTGTTTGCCATCGTGAGTTCTGCGGAGGCGGTTGCTAGGTTGCAGGTTCCTCCGGTAATGAGCATTACAAAGCTAGTTCCATCGGCTATCGACACCGAACCTGTCCAATTAAGGATTCCTGTGCCTAGCACTCTTATTGAGACATTACTTGAGTTTGCGGTGTTAGTGTTATAAAAACTACCGGACATGTTCAGTACGCCAGAGTTCCCCACTGATATCCCAGTTCCGCTTCCAGACATGGCAATGCTAGCAGAACCGGCCACGGCCTCCCACGCAAGTGTCCCGTTCGTAAGGATGTAAGTGGCACCGTATTGAGATGACGTAATATTTCCAGTAAGTTGACTGCCTGTACTGGTGCTCGCATTAACAACAGTGTTCCCACCGCCGCCCTCGTTTAGATGTCCGACGATGATAACAGCGCCAGACCCGGAAGCGGAGATCGCACGTCCTGTACTGCTTGTCCAACACGCCCATGTTCCACCGCTATTAGATACCGTTGCGGTGCCTGTGTCCGACACAAGAATCGCATATCCCGCAGCGGTAGCCTTGACTGCCGTTGTCCCGGCACCACCTCCAGTGACAGTTAATTCGGCTCCAGTTCCAACGATGATCATGCCGCCGGTACTGGTGCCGCTGTATATCACACCAGTTGATACGGTAATTGCCAACGTACCTGTCGGAGTCAGTGTTCCGGTAGTCGCCTGAAGAGTCGCACAGGTTAATGTCGTGCCAGTTGGCGAAGTCATCGCCAATGCGTTTAAGTCCAGTACGTGACCAGACGCATTGCCGTCAGCGAATGTAGCATCCGTACCAGTTCCATTCGCCAATGTATTCCAAGCATTCGCAGCGAGTATACTACCAGCCGCTTTTGCGTAATATGTCGTCATTAGATTAACCGCAGTTGAGCGTGCCGCTTAACGAACGTCCGTACATTCGCCCCGTTCGTCAACCCTGAACCGTCTGCGTAGTACATCGTTACCAGCACGGCTAGGAGCGAACGCATCGATCCCATTTGTGTCTGTTCGGCCTCGGTTAGCCCCAACGTGGTGAAGTCTTCCGCTGGTATAGTCGCCACTTGCTCTGCCCACTGTTTCCAAATTGCCATATTGCGTTCGATCTCATTCGCAATCTGGCTCGCCTGATACCGATAGTCCTGAGCCGTCAAACAGTTATACGTTGCCACGTCCCCCTCCTCCTCCCGCCTGGGCGGCGGGTGTTATTGTGTTAGTTCTGAGTCCCTCCCGCCGGGCGGGTCTGGGTGTTACTGGAGCTGCAACAGCAGGTCGTTGAGCGCCGCAATCGCGGCGTTGATGCCGTTGATCAC